GAAGTTTACGTCCTTGTGCAGGAGAAACTCCTTCGAGCTACCGTTCGTAATCGACAGCGAGAAGAAAGCCAGAAAGTCCGTCGGCAGGGACAGATACTGGTCGTTCTGCGTTACCGCGCTTGTAGCATTCTTGCGGAAGACCTCGAGATCCACCAGCTTAAAGATGCGGTCCTCGGCTGCACGGATGAATGTCGGCAGGTTCGTCACGAAAGACGTTTCCGTGTTCTCCGTGTAATCCTGAATCGCTGTTTTTAATTGTGCGTAGGTAAAGCTCATCAAACACTCCTACACTATCGTTATGTTCCCAACCATACTGGAGTGGTTGGTACATTGATACACAAGTGACGTGTCGCTTGGCTCATGTGGAACAATGAACTGCGTCAAGCCAGTGGTGGAGTTATAGTTTTCTGTTACACCCGTTGTAAAAGCAGACCCACCATTAGATGTTCTGATTTGCAGTGGATGACTGCTAACGTAAGAAGAGTTGTCGATTAAATATGTATGACCTTTGTAAAAGGTAAAGTTAGGGTTATTACCAGCGGTGGCACCTGGGCCAGAAAAAGTGTAGGCAGAACCCGTAGCTGCCGTGGTTGTGTATTTGGTTATAGGGCCGCTTACTTCGTCACTCAAGCGTAGCCAAGCTCCGCCGTGAGCAAAATACATCGCTCCGAGCGCATGAACATGAGCAATAGCTCCGTGGTATGTTGAGGCACTAGGCAAATCACTGAAAGCTGCATAGTAAAAAACAATCTTGTTTGCGCCAGAGCTAACATCAAAGAGACCATTCGCATCTATGATATCAGTCAGTACGCTAGAACTGTTTCCTAACGCAGCGTAAATTTCGTTAAAGTTATCGTTTATCTTGTCAGCGCCAGCACGAAGAGTGTCTCCAGTGCCATCATTCGCGCTTGATCCTATCCCTACTGTCTGCTTTGCCATTTAAGCCTCGTCAAAAGTTTTGGTGCTCGAATCTAGCGTAACGCTGGATGAATCAAATGTCGTGACACTGGTAGCCACAGCCGCAGCACTTACCGTAAACGCCGTTCTTAGCACCGCTATGGTTGCTGCCGACCCCACATCGACAGTCGCATTCTCACCTCCCCCGCGTTGATTACCCGTGGCTGCGATGCCGGACGACGCGCTAAACGTGTAAAGGTTAGAATCCGTGACAGTAATCGTGTAACCACTGGACTTCTCCAATACTGTTTTTGTGAATCCATCAAACGACCTCGTTTTTTGGAACTTTACAATATCTCCTGTCGTACGTCCATGAGAAGGCTCAACCACTGTGACAACGTCACTACCCGCAGAACCAGATAGGAAAGGATTTAACGGCAACAAACGGGAAACCGCAGTTTCCGTGCTTTGATCTGGGCGTGGATCATGGATAGCCTGCGGATCTGGCCCCACACGAATCGGCTCTAGCTGCGGGTGCTTCGGCTCATACTCATCAGGACCAACTTTAGAACCGTTCCACTCCGTAACCATTTCAACGAGTCGATACCTAAAGCCGGATCGATCTGATATCCCGTAAGCATCCTTGCCTGAAGCAAACCGTGCCATCAGTTTATCCTTAGATACTGCATGCTAGGCTGTAGCTTCAAAGCTACACGATCTTCGTCTTCGTCTGCCGCACGTTGGAATTCTTCTTCGTACACTGCTTTCAAAAGCTGCACTCTCTCTGGCGCCTTCTTCATGGCGGTGTAGTACGCGAGACCTGCAACCATGCACGGCAGGAATCGGAACGGTGCGTCAGTGGTGTTAACCAGTGCGTCTGCATCCTCTATGCGCTGCACATAGTAGTACACAATGCTGTCACTAGAACTGTCAGGTGTAGGCCACAATATGATCTCTGGTGTGGTCTGTCGGCTGTAATAATACTGACTTGGACGACCTGTCTGTGACTTGTTGGGGAGATACAGGTACTCGCTTCTGGACATACGATCTAACTGATAGTCCACGCTACTGCGTCGTAGCACGACCTCTAGCAAGTCAGTGTATGTGGTGTTGAAGGCATACGTTGCCGTGCCAGAAGTCAAAGCCTGTGTCGCTTGCTTTACGGTCCAGAGATTCAGCCCACGATTTGCCCAATCAGCAAACATCAGGTTCAAGGAACGTCGAGCCGTGCGTGCATCGTAACCAGTGCGAACCTCAAGGCCGCACCGTTCGTATGCCTCTTCTATGATCTCAGCAACGTCGAGATCAAAATCCCTTGAACCTGATGTAGTCATTTTTTATCTCCCGCATACAGATTGTCGAAAATCTGATTTACGTCCAAAGTGTAGTCTAAATCAGACTTGGAATAGTGAACATGCTGCGAAGGTCTAAAATCAGGAGCACCTGACCCCGTCTCGAACCATGCCGGGTGTGTTACCCGTACTCTGTTATTAGGCAGAGCAATCATATTCCCCGTCCATTTCCCTGCATCCAACAACTCTAGCACATGACTTTGCTTATGTTGTGCAGGGTCGTCTGCTACCTCACTGTCAGTGTAATCAACTGTAAAGTAGTATTTAGCCGGGTACATCTCTCCATCTACCTTTGCCAGCCAAGGACACGGCTGTGCCCTGTCTAACACATAGACTGCATGAGTATGAGACATGCAATCCCAAGGCTGTGCATAGTGAACCGGCATTGGTTCAGGCCATTCATCTAGCGGTGTGTCACCGACTAATGCTGTTATGGGCATCCTTGCCCACATTGCGCCTCCGTGGACGTTGTCTTCACCGGTGTCGTCCACCTCACACCCGGTGAAGATTGTTTGAAAACTTAAACAACGATTCGGCATCGTCGTGACGGCTATCGCCATCGCATGAAGGAATTCCCCGTGGTGGTCATCGTGATTGCAGGTATATTCCCTTCGCACCCAGCACTTGAAATGCGGGATGTTACTCTGAAGAAATCCCACGTTTTATCTGCTCCTGCTTGCTCCACCACGACGCATCTTTCTGACGCCACCACGGGCCATGCCCTTTTTCTTCATGGCACCACCACGAGCATAACCTTTTTTCTTCATAGCGCCGCCCATCTTGCGCTTGGCAACGCCACCGCGCTTCATGCCTTTTTTCTTCATAGCGCCGCCCATTTTCTTTTTAGCGACTCCACCACGCTTCATGCCTTTTTTCTTTTTATGCATCGCCATGATAAATCTCCTTTAGCGATTTCTGGTGGGCATCTGCCCAGCACCAGCCATTTCTTTACGAGGCGAACACATCATGCCGCCCTTCTTCATGCGAACCGTGCCACCACTTTTTTTGAACCCCATCTTATTGCGGACGGCTGTGGGTAACTTGGGCAACCCTTTGTTGTCGGGGGGTATGTCTTTTAGAGCCATTACTTTTTCTTCCTTCTCAATGCTTTTACACGACGCGGCTTGCCGGCCGGCTGACCGATCTTAGCCTTCTGACGAATTCTACTGCGCTTTTCCTTGGCAGTCATCTCTGATGCTGTTTTGGGGGTTTTGGACGATATCCTCTTAGTGGGGCGGCAATATGGAGTACCCCGTTTTTCACCTTTGCGACGCCCACACGGCTTACCAGTCCTCTGGTCCGTCCACTTTTCTTTGAACCATCTTTTAAGCGCAAGACCACTTTTTGTTTTCCTTACCGCCATTAGAGCCTACCTTGATGATGTAAAATTAAAAGAACTAGAGCAGCTAAGATGCCGGCAACTACAATCAGAAAGAACGTAACCACAGCCACCTCAAAATGATGCTTACGTTTTCGTATACGCTCTTGTTCCGCCTCTCGCCTTGCTACCCTAGCCTTTGCTTGAAACTTTTGCCAGTCGTGCCAGAGGCCCGGTCTGCCAAGAATTATCATCATTTGTTTCAACTCTTCTTCACGCTCTCGAATCTGCTCAAGAGCCATAAACTCCTCTAAATCAGAACCGTTTCCTTTTCTTGCCGCTTTGGCTTGCAGTTTTTCTTTAGCACCAACAAACTCAGCTATTGCACTACCAGCAGCAGCTATTTCTTTGCCGTTAGATACAGCCTGCTTTATAACTGCAAAGGCTGCATTTGCTGCTGCGAGTTCTGCTAACATTAGTAGACCTTTGTTTTCTCATCTACCACGACAGGCAAGCAGTAAGCGGTGATGTTTTTCCCTTGTCTAGACAGTCGTTGTGCAAAGTACACGCAGTCATCGACACTGCGAAAATACATATCATTGCTTTTGAGGCGTTTGTCCTCACCAAGCCCCATATAAACGAAAAGCAAGAACACATGGATCAACGGTCTTGTGTTACTGCACCTTTGGTCCGTTTGCGCCTGCCATTCATGACCGCGCCACAACCTCGGGCAACCGCAGTTCCGTTTTGTGCCTTTCCTCGAAAAGGTCTCTTTGAACGTGTGACTGTGACTTCCATGCCACCGTTTGCTCGTTTACTTTTCTTTTTCTTCCCGCCAGTCCCGTAGTTGGCTGCACCGACTTTCCTACATTTCGCGATGGCCCCGCTTGCGTACGCCGACGGGAAAACGCGATATCGCGCCTTAACTTTGTGATAGCATGCATCTTTAGGCATTCCTTCGTTTCCTTCTACCAGCGCAATGCGCCCTCTCGCTGAAACCACGAGGGCGCTTGCAGTTCACTTTTGATTTGCGAGATTTGCTCCATTTCCGTTTCTGCGGAGGACTGGATATCTGCTTCCGCATCGATCCGCGCGAGATTGCCATTATCACTTCTCCTGATGAAGTCTTCCCATAGCGGCGTCAGCATAGCGTTGTTTGAGTCAACCTTTGCTGCGATTACAGCCGTGCGCTTATCAACCTCTATGAGGGTTGTAAGGATCCAAACCACAAGAGAAAGAGCCACCCCGCTAAGACCAACAACAAGGGTTTTAACCACGGTTTTTTCATCTAGCATTTCCATCTCCGCCGTGCCTGACGCAGTCGGCTGTTCGGATTCTTCGCAGCTTTTGGGAACTTTTTCATTTGCCCAGCAGAACGAGCACAGAAAGACTTACGTCTTTTTGCGGCTTTACTCCCAGGCTTCACTTTGCCTGTGACTGCGGTTTTAAGTTTAGATCCTGGGTTGGCTCTACGATATGCAGCCACGCCAGCCTTAGTCATTCCCGCCCCAGCTTTCGTGGGGCGGAAATTTTTCTTGTTTCTAGGCGGCATCTTGCTGGGTTTACGTGCCATGACGCTACCCAAAAAATGCAGTTATCGAATCGACGTTTGTTAGTGTCACATGACAGCCGTCTTCGAAGATTATCCCGTGATCTGGAATGGTGATCTGAGTGTCATCTCCTGCC